GTCGCGAATCACCCGCATTGATTCAACACAGAAGAACCTAGTCCTGGAGATCATCGTCGCGTCCTCATGGCGCGAGCCATTGCCTTGTCCAGGTTACGTCTGAGTTTCGATCCGACCACGCCCTCTCCGATTCGATAGAATGGGAAACGCTGCCGATAGTTAGCGACTGTCTCATACGCGACCAGCATGACAGCTTTGCCTTTGCCCTGGCGACGATAGAGACCAGGCTTCATCCCCTCGGCTTGCCCGGCTGAGAATGTTGTCTTTTGTCCCGCGAGCCTGGCGACCTGTTTGTTTCGCAAGTTGCCATACTTGTTGGTCTTGGCCAGCTTAGTCGGAACAACAATCGCCCGACCCTTTGGCGTTCGAGTGCCACCCTCGATCTGGAGCTTTAGCAGATCCTGGACGCGACTACCAGCTGCATCGAGACCACCTCGAGCAGAGCCTGGGATAATGCTGGCAATGAGACGCTGCTTGGTCGCTCGCTTCCCTCTGAACTTTCCCTTCCTGGTGCTGATCGCATTGAGTACAAATGGAGTCGGCCTATCGAACAGACGCTCGGCCTGAGTGCGCTGCACCTGGCTGACATCATCTGCTGTCTCGTTCAATGCCAGGCTGATCGCGAATGGCAGCTGTTGTTTCTGCATGTGATTAAGGCTGCGAGTGAACTCCTTGATATTGCCACGCACATCGAAATCCATTTTGCCCAGGCTAACACCTGAGAGCCCAGCTGCTTCCTCTGCGATGCCCTGGTTTCTCGAGCTCGATATTGCTCGGCCGACGACGATCCTCGCTGCGATTGCTGGTAATGCCATCAGTGCTTTCTCCTGTCCATCTCATCGATGATCTTTCTGAGCTGCTGCTGATACTTGATCAAACTGTCGAGCATCTCTCGGATCACGATCCTCAGTCTCACGTTTTCCTCAGCATACGCCTCAGCTTCAGCTTTCGCCATCTTCAGCTGCTCTGCCATCTCATGTAAGTCCATCATCTTTCCCTCTGTTAGAATTATTTTGGCTGCCCTCAAACAGCCCGGTCAGTTTCGGCTGGCCGTTATTATCTCCGGAACCTCTCCAGGAGCTGCATATCGGAATACATCCTCTCAGCTCTCAGCTTGCTCGGTACGATCCAGAGTGATCTCCCATCATCGAGCAGTGAGACATCATGCTCACCCATCGCGATCAGGTGCGCGGTCTCGATTGCTGCCTCAACTTCATCGCGATCCAATCGCTTCACTCGATTCGCTGTAAAAGTCACAAAAGTAACACCCCCTATATAATAAAAAAGGCTACTGTTACTCAGAGGGGCTAACGCCCTCTGGTAACATAAATCAGTAACATGTTACCCAATACCAGTTGAGCCCAATATTCACGCTGTCTCCAGCCATTTTAGACCCCCTCAAAATCAGGGGGGCTAACCCCAAAAGTAACAAGAAAAAGTAACATGTTACTCGTAACAAGAAAGTAACAGGGGCTAGAACGCCTGGTTCGAGTCACTGAAACTGTCGTCTATAAAGCGCAGCTGATCCTTCCCCTGCTGCGTCAGGTGATATCCATTCCTGTTCTGCATGACCAATCTCTCAGCCATCAGCTTGGCCAGAATCCGCTTCACCTTCATCTTTTGTGGGTTACCTTTACCGTCTAGCAGACCAGCTGCTCGAGCCAGGTCTGTCTGCGTCTTTGCCCCGTGATTGAGCGACAGTGCTACGATCACATCATCCTCAGCAGATCGCGCCTGTTTGAATAGCTCTTTCTCTCGCTGGTCGTCGATTAGCCTGGCCAGGATCGTGTCGATTGGCTTCCCCGCTGCATCCTTCACTGCCTGGATGCGATGCTCGAACAGCTCAAAGCTGAAAGGCTCAAAATTGCCACGGAACTTTTTGCACCAGTAGAAATCGATCACGCCATCTGTATTCCAGATCGCCAGGTTTCCATCGATCTCATTCACAAAGCTGCCACCGCCATAAGGCTCATTTCTTTCTTTGCTGGGATTCTTGATCGGATGCGCTGGGACAATCACAGCGACTCCGAGCTGGCAGATGCGTCTGAGCAGCATGGCCATCGCTTTCATTTGCTCGTTGCTGTTTGAGTCGTCGCCCATAAAAAACGCCTGAAGCGTATCTATGACCACCAGTTTGATTTCTGGTCTTTCCGCCAGGATCGCTTTAATTTGCTCCATCTGCGCTCCCAGGTGGAACGCACCCTCGATGAAGTAGAGTGGTGTCGATTGCATATCCACGCCATGAGCCTCAGCTTGAGCAATAGCCCGTGTCCGTACATCGTCAGGATTCTCACCCGCCAGAAACAGAACCCCAGCTTGGCCAACCTCCATTCCACCGAAATCCTCGCCTCGAGCGATTCTCTCAGCCAGCCAGAGAGCGATTGCAGTTTTTCCTGTGCCTGTTGGAGCAGTGAGTGTATACAGTCGCCCTTCCTCGATGATGTTTTCGATGAGATAGGATTTGGCTCGGTAGGCTTTTGCGAATTCAGCATATTGCAACACCTTGATGGGAGATTGGTCGTCACTCTCCCGGCTAGTTGTGATGGCATCAAGTGCCGATTTCTTGATTGGTGCAAAACCGAGCATCTCCGCTGCGTCTTTGACCGCCATTTTATAGTCTCCGCGATGCTGATACACCGCGAACACATCAAAAGCCGAGATGGGCTGGCTTGATCCTCTCGAGCCCGACAGCGGATCGGTCGCCTCGCTATGGTGCGAGTAATATCGGCCATCTGGCAGCCGTTTGACTCCGGGGATGCCACTGGTGGAGCTGTGATGGATGAAATCATCGCCTTTGCGCTTGTAATGGCCACAGCCCTCGAGTGCAGCAGCTGTGTCATGGCTTGCATTGAACGCATCGATCACATCGTTTGCTGTGGTCTCAAATTTGCGCTCCTGGATCACCGGGAGCTCTGGCTCATCGAACTCGAACCCGCATTGATTCAGCACCGCTGCCAGGTCAACAGGCTCCAGTTGCAGCTGGCCTGACATCTTGGCTCCTGTGAGCAGCACATTCTTTTTCAGCCCAGCAAAACCAAACAGCTCGACCTCCTGACCTTTGCTCAATGGTTTCAGCTTTGCCAGCTCTAGGCTCGCATCGACCGTGAGCCAGATGTGGTATCCCTGCTGCGAAATGCTGGTTTCGTACAGATGACCCTGATCAATCGCCCAGGCTTTCAGATCCTTGATCGCCTGGTGGATGGGATCGCCCTCTGTTCGCCCTTTGCAGTCGGCATCGATGCAGATCAGCTTTGTGCCGTTTGGCAGCAGGATCGGATGGTTCATATTGACCCCGACATACTGCCCTTCGATCTCGAGCAGCTCATCCAGGCTCCAGAACAGATCATCAGGATCGCTGGCAGCGACTCCCATCTTTCCTTTGCATCTTGGTTTCTTTGCGACCTTCCAAGGATTCAGCGGATCGCGAACCGCATCGAACCCGATATACACTCGCCCTGGTAGGCTCAGAGCCTGTGCGACATCGATTCCTGTGATATCATTCATACCAATCATCTAACCCTTCTCGAGCCCAACCCCCTGGGCTCTTTTTTTCCATATTTCTTGCACCTTGGCTTTCAGCTGATCCGCTGCTTTTTTGCCTCTGCGCTTTTCTATGCGCTCGAGATATTCTCTGCGATCAGACAGTCGCTGCATCTTGCAGATCATGTCAGCCTCGCAGAACAGCATGAACTCTCTGGAATTAGTATCCAACCGCAAATAATCCTATCAGCGCAGCCTCTGCTCGATCAGCATCCTTTTTCCTGGCAAAATGCCTGGACATCTCTGGCCAAACCTGGAGAGCCATCGCTCTGGAATCTTCTTTCTCTCGACCGAGCCTGAGAGCTTTTTTCCACTCAGCTGGAGTCACATACTGAATCGGCATCCCGAGACCAGCGATCACGCCCTCGATCACACCAAACGAACGTCCGAATCCGAACACAGATGTCACGCCCTGTTTCGGCATCGCATGAACGCGCTCGACTATGACCTTGGCTTTGTCCTGGAATTCTCTCAACTCCTCAGCCAGCAGCTGTGCTGCGATCTCTTTGCGCTTGGTCTTGCCTCGAGTCACTTCGACCACCGGGATATCCCAAACATCGATCAGAGCGCGACCATCCAGGAGCGCGACAGCTCCAGATGTGCCTGGATCGATTGCGATGGTCAGCTGATCACTTTGCATCCTCGAGCTCCTTGAGAGCCTCATCGATCCGCATCAATGCAGCTAGGTGAGGAACAGTCTCGCCTTTGTGCCAGCGATACCAGGTCGAATGATTCACGCTGGCTTTCTCGAGCACAGACGACTCGCTGACAGCCAGCTTTTCGATCCTCGAGCGCATATCGCCCAGGATTTGTTCACAGATGTTCAATGGATATTCTCCCTCATTTGTATTCTTTGCCCGATCCAGCGCATCACTGGGACAGCCATACTGTTTCCCATTGCTTTGTATCTGCCACCATCAGGAGAAACATCTTTTCCACGCCACGGTATATTGGTGTGGTTATCTGGAAAACCTTGCAGTCGCTCTGTTTCAATCGGAGTCAGCTTTCTGATTCTAGTCTCTATGCCTTCGACAGCTTGAATTGCTCCTTCCTCAATATCTCGAGCACCAAGCGCGTTGAACATCCTCGCAGTAATTGTACCCATGACCTCTGGTGGATTGATGATCAAATGACCGTTCGCAGCTGATTGATGAGTCAGCTTCCCTCCTCCGCATTGCGTATCGAGACTTCCTGCAACGCGAGGAATATATGATCCGGAAGTTTCTTTCCGCGCTTCTCTGCGCGTCTCAATATCCCTATCGCTGCTCGGCTGCTCAAATAGTACCTGGGATGGATCTCGCCAATCTCCAGAAGAACATCCGACAATAAACACTCGTCTGCGTCTTTGGGCGACTCCAAAGTTTTGAGCGTCCAACACTCTCCAGGCGAGGCTATACCCGAGTTGAGCCATCGCTGAGACGATGGAAGAAAAGTCCCTTCCTCCGTTACTGGACAGGACACCAGGGACGTTTTCCCAGATGAACCAGCGAGGCCTGAGCCGATCAACCATTCTGCAATAAGTGAGCGCGAGATTTCCACGCTCGTCATTGAGGCCTCCTCTGAGTCCTGCGATGCTGAATGATTGACATGGAGTTCCTCCGACCAAAACGTCAACTGCTCCTCTCTCATATCCCCACTCCTCGAATTTTGTCATATCACCCATGTTTGGGATTTCTGGCCAATGATGCTTCAGCACCGCACTCGGAAAATCCTCGATCTCAGAAAAGAACACTGGTTTCCATCCAAGCGATTCCCAAGCGACAGAGGCTGCTTCAACGCCAGAGCAAACTGAACCGTATCTCATTTTTATCGCAGAACTCCTTCAGTTTTGATCTTTGCGATCAGGTGAGCAACATTCAGCTCCTTGATTGTTTTCTGGCCAACATTACGCATCCCAACGAATTGGCTGAGATCAGTGTCTGCAAAATCTTTTTCAGTCCAGATTTGTTTAGCCTGGATCGCTGACCTAGCACGAGATGATAGACCATACTTCTTGATCCATTGATCGCGCTGCTGATCAGTTTCTAATATTTTGCGTAAATTTCTTCTATGACTCTTAAATGCTGCAACAAAACGCTTTTTTTCTTCGAGCGAAAAAAATTCCCAGGTACGCGGTCGGAATATGTTAATCGACATTTTTATCGCCTGTAAAATACCCAGCCGGGAAGCCAGGCAGCTTCCGGTTTTTCAGCTTGGTCTCGATAAATGCCAGAACAGCACAGATCCCAATAAATGGGACTAAAAAATACAGCAGCAAAAATACGTTTTCCATTAGCAGCTCTCCTGAATTGATTCGATTGCCCAGGTTTTCACCTTCACTAATTCGCCATCATCTGTGCGAACGTGAACCACCTTTCGCTGGTGATCGATCTTGATCACGCGACCTTCTTTCTCAGTTTGTGCGAGTGTGACTCGCGCTCCAATGTGCAGCTCCATCGCTTGCTCCTTTCTTGTAATTCAGTCGCAAAGATAAACAGGTTTTTTGAAGTTTGCAAACTTGCAAGGTCATCGGCATACTGTTGTCACTCTATTGAGAGGGGAAAATGATGAAAAAAATGATGAGCTCCGAGCTCAGCAACTCGGAATACCACGCAGATCCTGCGATCTCGAAATCAGGTCTCGACCTGGTACATCGGGCTCCAGCTGTGTATTGGGATCAGAAACTGAATCCTCACGCTGAAAAGCATGAGACCGCTGCAATGCGTCTCGGATCAATGATTCACATGAGAGTCCTCGAGCGAGAGCTGTTCGGCAGCACCTATGCTCACGCGCCAGCTGTGGATCGCAGAACCAAAGCCGGGAAAGAAGCCTGGCAGTCGTTCATCGATGCCAATCCAGGCAAAGAGATCATGACAGATGATGAGGGGATACTGATCGAGAAAATCGGTCGCGCCATCGAAAAATCGAAAATAGCCAGCTCGATGTTGGATGGAGCCGAGATCGAATCCAGCTTCTTCTGGGATGATGATGGCCTGGCGTGTAAGTGTCGCGCAGATGCGATTCGCAGCGATGGTGTGGTGATCGATCTGAAAACCACCACAGATGCATCGCCTCGCGGATTTCTGCGCTCGGTGATGAACTTCCGATACCATGTTCAGGCTGCCTATTACCTAGATGGGATTTCGCGATTCCAAGAAGCAAACAGCTTTGTCCTGATCGCGGTCGAAAAGACAGCTCCATTCCTAGTCGGTGTGTATTTGATGCCACAGCAGCTGGTCGATCTTGGTCGCCAGGAATACAAGAAAGATCTCGAGACCTTCCGCTGGTGTCAGGCATCCGATCACTGGCCAGGTCTCCCGGATGAAATACAGGTGCTTGATGTACCAGGGTGGATTGATCATGAATGATGTGTACGCGATCCTGCATACCAAAAAGGTGGCAGATAAGGTCAAGAAAAAAGGCTCACTGAATTACATCAGCTGGGCGAATTGCTGGGCGATGGTTCTGGAATCGTTTCCAGGCTCATCGTTCGAGAAACATCTGTTCGAGATCGATGGTCGGCAGCAGCCATACATGCTCGATGCGAATGGATACGCCTTTGTGATGGTCTCTGTGACGATCAAGCAACAGAAAAACACCGAGATCCTGCCTGTGCTGGATCATCGGAACAAGGCTGTCCAGAATCCTGGCTCTGACCAGGTGAACAAGTCTCTCCAACGCTGCCTGGTGAAAGCCTGTGCCATGCATGGTCTTGGCTTGAGCATATACCAAGGAGAGGATCTGCCAGACGACCAATCAGCAGCTGAACAGCTGACAGCTGCGATTAAAGGTGAAGCAAAACCAGCTGATGATGTAGATGAGTTTTTTTAGGAGAAAATGATGAGCACATACGTTCAACCAGACAACAGCGGATCGCTGTTTAAGAATGACAAGAAAGAGAATGATCGCCAGCCTTCAATGAAAGGATCAGCGAAAGTGAATGGCCAGGAGTTTTGGGTATCTGCCTGGACTAACACCAGCCAGAAAGGAGACAAATATATTTCGTTCAAGCTGGAGCCGAAAGAGGAGATCCCTGTGAATACAGATCCTCAAGCGCAGTATCGGTCAGCTCCCAAAGCTGCTCAGGCTGCTCCTGCTCCTGATGCACCGAAAGATGATGATATTCCATTCTGAGAGTATACTGAGAGAGTGAGATTCCCTCTCATTCGACCCCCATTGAGCCAGCAGATGCTGGCTCTTTTTTAGGTCAAATCAAACTCATTGAACTCCATCGCGTTTGCCAGGCGCATCGCTCGCTGACCGACCTGATCCGCCCATCTCGAGTCCAGCATCTCTGCTGCTGCCCCGGCATAGTTTCCATTCGCCAAAGCATCGATCATGTTCTGAAACTTCATAAATCGGCTGATCCCGAGATTGAACACCATATCGACCAGGACACGCTGCCTGGTTTCTGAGAGATCTCTCCACCAGCTCATGTTCCGATCCAGGTCATCCGCGCAACGCAGAATGTCATTGTCCAGGAGATATTCAGCTTCATCCTGAGTGATCCCGACATCATCGAGATTCCGACCAACACCGATTGTCAGCTTGTCAGCTGTGCAGCGATAGGGTGTCAGCTTGAGCCCTTCATGCAGAATCAGCTGCTTTTTCAATGCATCAATATCCATATCCTCCAACCTCACTTAGTTAATCCTTTCGCTTTTTCAAACGATCTCATCCCGCCCAGGCCGAGCATCCCTAGGAGAACAGTCATCAGCGAGTCCATGTCGAATTGCGGTAGATCCGGGATGCTGACTCCAGCAGCTGAGACACCAAACAATATAAAAGGATGGGCGACAAAGTGATAAGCGAGAGCAACACCACAAGTCCATCCAATAAATGGCCTCCAGCCCGCCACAAAGATGCTGCGATGCTGTGCCTCAGCTTTGTTGACTTCGACCTGAGCCATTGCAGCTTCATGAGCTTGCTTTTCAGCCAGTGTCGCGATCTCGTGAGCCAGAGCATTTTTCTGATCCTTATCCTCGACCACCTTGTCCAGGATTTGAGTCACTGGAGCCACTAGGCTCCCGAGTAGTCCTAACATTTGGAATCTCCGCTTTCTCGATGGGTTTCCTGCCACACTTATCGCATTTGATCGATGGCCTGAAAATGAATTTGCTGCCACATTCTGTCATGTACATCGACTGGTAGTAGATGTACCCACACGATTTCATTTTTTCGCCTGGTATGCGTTCGCGCCAAAGAAGCTGGCCAGGATCAAGCTGGTGGCCGGGAAGTAAATCGTCGCCATGCTGCCCAGGATTTCTGTCGCCTTGCCCAGGCCGAGCATCTCAGCACCGATCACAAAGAATGGATAACCCAGCATCCCAAACAATACGAACCAGATCATGCGTCTGCTTTGGTCGCGCTGCGAATCTTCATCCAGCATGCGTCTGCGACGATCCTCGAGCATGATCTCGCGTTCCTCCTGGTCGAGAACGCCATCTCCATTGAAATCGTATTTCTGCATTTCTTCTGTCATCTCAGCTCCTTACTTTTGCGTTGTGACCCACCATAAAAACAACACTAAAATGCCCACAGCAGAGAGCACAGCAGCGACCACAGCAGTAATAAGAAGTCCATTCTTGATGGCTTTTCTGCGAGCCAGTTTCTTAGCTTCTTCGCGCTTTCTCTCATTTTCTCGGAGCTGCTTTCGATTCTCGATAAATTTGCAATAATCATCCCAGAGCCCAGGTCGCCCCTGGTAGATAAACGTCCTTTTTACCTCTGCTTCTTGATTCTTGATGTCCTCGAGACACCAAAACGCCTCCATGTCGCCATCCTTAGCAGATTTCTCGAGCTCATCCTTAGCATCTGCGAGCTTGGTCAAATCCCTGCCCATCTCGCCTACTGATTGACAATGGCCAGCAAACTCTTTGATCGCACCGATTGCTTCGTTCGCGATCTTAATGGCTGCAATGGCCTCGAAAATCATTTCTAGGGCATCTTAGACAGCACAGTGAGCAGCATGACAATGATTGCTCCAGTGCCACCGATCAAAATCGCCTCGAGACGTTTCACTCGCCCAAAGAGATCTTTGAATTGAATTTTGACCTCAGTTTTGATCGCAACCACTTCTTTCTCCAGGTTATCGATGCGAGTGTGAGCTGATGCGACTGTTCTCTTGTCCATTATTCACTCCAAGGCATACCCGATAGCGTTGCAGGGTTTTTATCAGCTTCAATCTTGTTAGCAATCGCTTCTTCTACTGCCGCTTGATCGACAGCGTTCTGTACCCAACCAATCACCATCGCTTCTGTGAGGTCAGCATAGGCAACATAGCCATCAGCCGATGGGTCAGGTGTGAACGACTGTGTGCTGTACGCAGTAGCATTATAATCACCGTCTACGCCAGTGCAACGCCAGTGTGCAATCACAACACCCTGATCTGAGTCGTTGTTGTATTCTAAGTTTCCGATAGTCCAAGTGTATTCAATAGCCATAGTTTAGTTTCCTTCTAATGTTTCAATACGAGCTAACAAGTCAGCCTGTGTAGTTTCTAGTGTTTCAATCTTTGCAACGGCTTCTTGTAATGCTTTAGTCAACAGCGGCACAAGTTTGGCTTGATCAATACCCTGCGGATCAATATTTCCGTTTTCATCAACTGCATCTTTTTCGCCATGAATAGCTTCTGGAACTATGTCACCGACTTCATGAGCAAGAAAACCATCAACTGCTTGTCCATCAGGAGCATTGATCCAATTAAACTTAACTGGATTAAGTTGCTTGAGACGACTGGTTGCGTCAGTAATTTCTACCAGATTATTCTTTAAGCGATAATCCGATGTTGTTGAGTAAGTAACAGTTCCAGTTGATCCATTAACTAGAATTGCTCCACCTGCTCCACCGCCAGTAAAGAATCTTATGTGATACCAGTTCGCATTAGCAGTTGAATAATGCTCTGACCTAATAACTGGATTAGACCCTGCGGTTAATTTGACTCCTAAAGGCTCTGATGCTCCTTCTATATCTAAAGTTCTACTAGGGTTTGATTTATTAATCCCTACGTTACCACTGGAGTCGATCCGCATGCGTTCTGTGTTAGCTGTGCGGAAAATCATGTTTGCGCTTTCACGGTTAATCAGATAAAAGTCTGATCCAGAAAGTGTCATAACAGCACCGTCAGTAGAACTTCTGCCTGTGGTATTATTTACCATCACATAAGCAACAGAAGTGTTTGAGCCACCATCAAGGACAACTTGCTTGTTTGCCCAGCCTGTTGTTGTAGTCCCACCAATCCCTACGTTACCACTGGAGTCAATGCGCATGGACTCGGTTGTAGCCGTGCCATTGTCCCTATTAAAAACAATAACGCCATCATTAGTATTCACTCGACTCGATAAATACAAAGCCCCTGTCGTATGTCTTATCTCACCGTAAGTATTTGTTCCATCTGAGTCTTGAATACGAATACGGGCGTCTGAGTTTGATATATGTAAAGGCTCCGCAGGACTACTCGTCCCAATCCCTACGTTTTGCGACGCATCAATCGTCATTGCTGTGGTTAAAACACCACCGCCAGTTGTTGTTGATAAACTAAGTTTGTCTCCAGAACCAACAGATTTAATGTTCATTGTGTTGGCTGTAGCATTATCAATCTTTAATTGCGCATCTGAACCTTGGAATGTAGCAATGTCATCTGATGCACCCTTAACATGAAGATATGCATTTGGGCTAGTTTGATTGATACCCAACGACTCCTCACTCGCATCCCAGAACAGCTTAGGTGTCGTGCCAGTATCCTCGTAGAATGAGATGTCTCCACCGTCCGCAATATCTAAACGAACTCCACCAGAACTATCTTGAAATCTAAATGCGCTAAGGTTAGATGAAGCCCTATCAGCAATAAATCCCAATCTTGTATCAGAGCCAGAACTTGTTATATCAACTGTGTTTGTTCCATCGTTTAGAGTCAACCCATCAGCCGTGACTGTGCCATTGACGTCTAATGCTGTTGTCGGATCAGTCGTCCCAATCCCTACGTTACCATCGGAGTCTACATTAACTCTTGGATTATTTGATGTAATAATCCTAAAATTGTCACCATTTGCTCCACACTGCGGTGCTGTTGTTGTTGTATTGTCACTAAATGAAATAGTTGAATTTGCATCTGTACTCGAAACAGCAATCCCAATATTTGCTGCACCAGACTCAACCGTCAGCCCATCCGCAGTGACTGTGCCTGTTACGTCGATGCCTGTGTCGGTGGTGGCGAGTTTCTTACTATTGTTGTAAAACAAATCAACTGAACTACCATCATTACAATCAATGTAACGCTTGCTACCATCTGTGTTGTCTAAAATTAAATTTGTTCCACGAATTTGTAATGCACCACTACCAACGTCAGCAATATAACTTGAGCCGCTAGCGTGATAAATCTGAAGGTCATCGCCATCGCCAAAGACCAACTTGTCATCATCAGCGAATGAGAAATCACGTTCACCAAGTGCCTTTTCCAGCTCACCCAGAGTGATCCCTTTGGTTTCGCTTGCAGAACTGTCGACAATGACCAGGAGATCATCGTCTGCTGTGTTTGCACCAGTGATCGTATTAAGTTCTGAGATTCTTTTGTCTGCCATTTCATCTACTCCGAATCGTTTGGCTTCAGCTCTAGGCTCATTGTATCGAGATTCAAGCGATATTTCTGTGGGTAATCAAAAATCGGCTCCTCGAGCACAAATAATGTCCCCAGCGCACATCCTGCTCGCTGCGATGATGGATCGCGACAGAATCCCGCCTGGATCATCTCGCCCGATTCATCGTATTCAAAAAAGTTGAATTTCATCGCTTGATCTCGCTCAGGAAACATTCGATATATGCTGTGTCATACGCGACCTCAAAGTTGTTCGCGATTGACTCATAAAAATATAAGAAAAATTTCACATACATAGTCTCGCCACCATTGTAATCAACACCGCGCTCATAGAATCGCGTCCTAGGAGCTGGGCTCGCAGCGATCACCTGCTGTGGGAAGCCACCCAGGCAGTACAGATCATGGCTCTGGTGCGCGATCAGATCAGCCTGTGTTGTATTGAACAAGGTCTGAATAGCTAAAGAATGATCAACTAGCACCAGGTCATAATTACCGCCAGTCGATGTCGGAGTCGATTGGGATAGCTGGCAGAGATATCCTGTGAAATTGATCGTCAGCATTAAACGATCTGGGACGTCAGTTGATGGCACAGTGAAGCTGATCACCGGGCCTGTCACAAAATCAGTCGGGAATCGACCATTGTCGATAGACTGCCTGGCATCTGCATAATTGGTGTTGAACACCGATGTCACATAGCTGCCACCCGAGTTTACTCTGGACGCAGTAGTCGATGAAACCTCATTGATTGCGTTCGATGCAACCTGTGGAGTATTGACCGACCCGGTAATAATTGACTCGCCATACAGAGTGTTTCTGTTCGAGTTTGCTTCTGTATCTTCACTGGTGAAATCTGATTTCACGCCCAGAGTCGTTATCGAGCGAACTTTAAGATAGTAAGTAACGCCTTTCTCAGCTGGAGAGATGATGAAATACTTATTTTTGGTAAATTCCGAATTTTCTTCACCAGACGCACCAGCCTTCCATACCACCTCATAATATTCGGTATATGGGTTTGTATCTGTCCAGGTGAATTTGTTCCCATATACGACAGCAGAATCGCCATCAGTGACAGAAACGACAGAGGATGCACCGAGAGTCGGAGTCGGAGCATAGAATGGATCAGGCAGCGCAGTGTTGTCCTGCTCGAACGCTTGCTCATCAACGCCTGGTGTCCAGTCATAAACGGTCGAGCTGGTTTCCTGTACTGTCAGATCAACGCCCATCGATTGTGGATTTGGATTGAACGTCCAGCCGATCACCTCGAATGTTTTGTTTGTCCAGCCGAATCTCGAGTTTGTGAACTGGATTGTATCGCCCACAGTGATATCCATCGGCTTGAGATTCATCCTCAGATTCATCGTCAGCTGCTGTCGTTGACGACCGAGCATGATCTTAGCCAATCGCTGCGCTGTCGCCACAGATGTTGTGAATGGCAGCTCGAGATCGAGGAGAGTCTGCTCGCCACCATCAACAGTCTCGAATGTGCTCGAGGTCACTGGTGGATAATCGGTCGGCTGCCAGTTGGAGTCTGGAGAAATGAATACGCCTTTCACGCCATTGAAATTGTCTCTGCGTGATTGCCTGGTGATTAAATCGATCCCGCCTCGCAGATCATCGTTTGTGAATGATGCGACCGCTGCTGTGTAGCCAGCTGCTTTGAGAGCCCATTTTCCGCCTGAGTAGTACAGTGTCCCCAGGCATGAGGTCAGCATCTGTTGCAGATTCGCTTTTGGAGCCACGCCAGTATCGATCACGCCATTTGCAAGATATCTGCTCTCAGTCCCGCCAGCAGCCAGGCTCACAGATTCATCGCATAGATTCGCAGCATCTGTGAACGCTGTGTCATTGATCTCATCTGCTGTCGCTGCCAGACCATAGTCTGTATCGGTCAGATAGTCTCTGATGATCAATGCTGCGTTCTGCGTCCAGGCTGTCGTCTCTGTGCGCGGATCGTAGATCTTCTTGCCTTTGACCACCACAGAGATGCTCGGGATACCTGATGGAAAAGCATCTGTGTCGAATTTAAGTCGAACGTACAAATAAGCGATACCCTGGAGACGATGATTGACCGTCCAAAGGCTGTCCGAATCTGTGACCAGATCCTCATCAGCTGCTTGAGATGCTCCTCCTAGGTGTTTTTTGATCCGAACCAGCCCATCATAGCGATCAGGTGATGTCGTCTCATACTGAGCGATCCCATTGCCATCTGTGCCTGTTTGGTTCAGCGTCAGGATCTGATCGTTGAAATAAATATCACCGATCTCCTCGACCTCATGACCAGCCAGCCCGATCACCAGGTGTAAATACTGCTCATCGTCTGTCGATTCTGCATACAGCAATGGCCCGGACGTTCTGACCTGGCCATAAATGATCGCCCGATTACTGATCGGCTGCTTGAAAAAGTTAGTTCTGCCAGCTGCCTGGACATCGAGACCAGGAAAAGATGGCTGTTTATTGAGTGCCGAGCTGACAGCTGTGAGAGCAAAGCTGGTCGCGAATTGCTGAGCAAAAAAAGCTGTTGTTCCGGACATGCCCAGGAAAGTCGCAGCACCAGCTGTGCCAGCAAGAATACCAACACCTGTTGCAACTCCAGCAACAACCAGAGCTGCCCCGACCGCCTGTTCAGCTTCTTTTGGCATTTAAACCTCCCAGGCTTTAATCAGCTGATCTCGATCAACCATGATCAGCCCATTCTCTCCAACAAAAACAGCTTTCGGGCTCAACCAGATTCCGAGACCGATGCCTTCTGGTGTCATTTTACAGACTAAATCGCCTCGCTGTAATAACTTGATCGGTCGCTCTGTCAGATACTCATCGCATCGATCAATGATTGATTTCTGCGCGATCAGCTCAGCTGCTTTCGTTCGATTTGCCCAGGCTGTTCCTGTTTCTTTCAGCAGATCTCGACCAGTGATCTCCTTGATCACTTTCATCGAGAATTTCGCGCAGTCATGCGATCCATATCTGAATGGCTTGTCCTGGAGCTGCTCAACCATTGAAAACAGCTTTGATTCCCAACAGTCAACCTTAGCCACCCCAGCGAATCTCCTTGTCCTGCATATCAGCAACGAAATCGAGACCCACATCTGTTGAGTAGCCAGCGATCTGCTTTTGATCCTCACTAGTGTATCGCCTAGCTCGAGCTCGCTCGAGATCGATCAGCCTGTTCTCTACGCTGAGAGAGATGGTTCCTGCATCTGCTGCGTCATTGATGCTCATCACATCCATATATCCAGAAAAGATCTCGACCAGCTCAGTCTGGATATCAGGCGCGATGCTGATCGGGCTCAGAGCCTCAGTGACGATGACCTCGCCAGCTTCTGTGATCAATCGCGATGGCAGTGGGATCAAACCGAAATAAATCTTTGCCTGTCGCCCTTGGTAAGGCTCTGTAAGAGCCAAACTGATCAGATTGGATGGTATGCCAGTGATCGTGAATTGCGCTCCTCTGGCGGCGATCTCAGAGGTCTCCTCAACAGGAGAGACTGCCAGGATGTCAGCTGTGCCGATATAAGTTTTCGACCCGACCGTTAGATTCCCCAAGCCCGTCCAGAAATAAAGCTGGTTTGGTGAATCAAACAACAGCTCAATCGCCAGGAAAGGCTGGACGACAGTTTCATCGAGCGCATCACTGAAGTGAGTCGATACTGTCCTGGTCATATCGCCTCCACAGCACCGAACGTGATCCCGTAGAAACCAACCTCATTGATGTCCCAACTGGTATCGCTTGATGCCAGTCTGAAAAGACCTTTCGCGCTCTCGACGTAAATTGCAGCGTTATCAGCTGGTGATGATCTGAGCGATGGCCAGATATCGATGGACGCATTACCGCCAGAGTCAGAATCGACATCAGCCAGCACCTTGTAGAGCTGAGAATCCGCACCAGTTCCGATCTGGATATAATCTCCAGCCTTTAGATATCCTGTCTGGCTTACTGTGCAGCCATCAATGATCAATGAGTTTCCTGTCTGGCTTGCACCATTCACCAGGATCGAATCAGCGTTCCTGGCTGATCCTCGAGGTGTTGCTGCGTTTGGATCACCGAGCAAGAATGTCCCGTACTGACCACCAAGAGACAACAGAAAGCTGTTCCATTCCTCAGCATCTGTGCGATTCATCGGTGGCAACGTCACATCTGCCTCCCATCGCTCGCCTGAGTGCTTCAATACTTGCTGCTTATAAGTGAATGGAGAGGTCGTTACCGCCACCGTGTTCCTGGCGATCAATCTGACAGCTCTGATTCCTGCTGCTGTTGGTAATGATAAAGGATAAGAAATCGCCACAATCAGCCTCCAAATGCAGCAGCAAACGAACCGCCACGCCTTCTGGCATCCACGACAGCTTGCTGTGTCGCAGCTGTGATTTGTGGCAGTAGATTTGCGATCTCTGCGCGAACCGTTTGAGAAACGCCTGTCGAAATGTTCAGAGTCACATTCACAGCACCACCCATACCCTGGCCAGCTGCATGGTCGATCACCGTTTCGTTTGGATGCAGAATTGCTGGGAATCCACCCTTGCCATCAACGCCACCAGCTCGAGCTCCCCTGCCAGTATAGCCACCACCAGCAAACGATCCCTCTGTCGCTGGAGTCGCCTGTGGCAGTGTCTTAGTTGGGAAAAAGTAATTCATTAAAGGCTGCGTGATCATCTTCTGAATCTGCATCCTGGCCAGATCAGCGATGATCGATTTCGCCATATTCTTGAACGCATCTTTCACGCTATCGGCACCAGTGACCAATCCGACCAGTCCATCCTCGACACCCTGGATCGCGTTTTTGACCGGGCCATCGAATTCCTTACCGAATCGGCTACCTGTCAGCGTGATATCCTCGATGCGATCTTTTACCTTGTCATATTCGACGACCAGCTTGGCTGCTGAATGAGCTGCACCTTCCTGGCCATGAGTAATGATCAGCATCATCTCGTTCAACTTGCCAGCTTCTTTGCCTAGCTCCTGCATCGAGTCTGCTTGTTTTTCGGTTAGCCCGAGCAGCTCCCCAATACCGCGAACCACTTTCGCAATGAATGTGAAAAACCTCGCGAATTGATCGATCACAAATTTGATCGGTTTCAAGAGGATCGAGCTCAGAGCCTTTCCAAGATCACCAAATGATGTTTTGAGTCTGACCAGGCTGTCGTTGTAGGCTGCAAAATCCTTGGCCTGAGTGGTCGTCAGTGTGCCACCGAGAGCCTCTGCTTCTTTCCTGAGAGCCAGGATTTCTTTCGATCCACCCTGCATGGTCTGGATCATCGCCACACCTTCAGAGTCGAACAGTTTCATCGCCAGGCGAACTTTATCAGCCTGGTTCTCAACTCCGAGCATCGCGTCTGCGATAGCCTCGAGCTGTCGATCTGGGCTCAACTTCACCAGCTTGCTGGCATCGAGACCGAGCTCTCTCAGCGCGTTTTTAGCCTCGCCCGTCCCCTGGGCAGCTTCCGCGATCCTTCGCGTTGATCGCTGCATTGCCATCGTGAACGTCTCAATCGAGAGACCACCGATCTCAGCCACATATTTAAGCTGCGACAGAGCTTCAACAGATACACCGACCCGCTGCGAGAACTTTAAAAGATTGTCAGAACCTGTGGCCAGGCTTTGAAATGCCATCGCGCCAGCTGCACCAGCCAGCGCGTTTCTCAAAGAAAAGACTGATTTCGTTAATGATCCGACTCGGCTCTTAACTGACCGAAAAGCCTGAGCTGTTTTGTCAACAGCGCGGATATCAAACTGGACGTTTCTTGCCATTCTGTGCCTCGGCCACTATTTGCAGATAAGCGATCCAGCCTGAGAATTCACTGGCTGACATCAACTGAACCTCAGCCAATGTCTTTCCTAATCTGTCAGCGAGCGCATATTGCGCGAACAGGTCAGGATCGCTCCTCAGTTTTTTTCCTGATCCTCTACATCAGCACCAGTGAGAATGAACGCGCCCAACCTAGCGACAACATCAGCATCAGCCTTTTCGACCAACGCTTTTTTATCTTCCAGGCTGAACAGCTTGTCGCCATTCTCATCCAGTGCCTTGTAAATGATCGCATAGGCGAACAACAGCAGATCGTTGTCCTGTGCCATTTTGTACAGCTTGGCCTTTTCCTGGAGAGTCAAGGCTTTGCAAAATACTTGTAATGGCTGACCGTCCTCGCCCCACTCTGGGATCGCAATGCTGCGCTCCTCGAGTGCCTCAAAATGAGCTTTCGCTCGGTCAATCGCTTTCAT